TTACAGCTGTTTGTAAATTACCACCAGTTTTTCTATTATAAGCATCAACACCTTTTTGCGTTAAACCTGCTCCTTTTTCAGTTGCACGTTTATGCCCTTTAGCGTCTTCGCCTCTGGCTTCTTCTAATTCTGTTCTTAAAGTTTCGAAAGTTTTCATCATGCTAAATGCTCACTATTTACAAATCTTCTATTCACTAAATGTCCTTCTTGAATTTCTTCCTTTGATTGGCCATGATACTCTACTGCATGATGATCTCTAATCATTAATTTACCAAGTTCTGCTTGCCTATCTTCTTTAACATCATATACTAAAAATTTACCTAATATTCTTCCAAACTTACCTTCAGCATCTTTTTCAGTAACTAAAGTTTGATCTGAACCAACTGGCATAAATTTTTCAACATATCCTTTAGCAGCTAATCCATATTTCTTTTCTTCAAGATCTCTTGTTCTTGATTCTGGTGTATCTATTCCAAACAAACGTACTCGTTCTTTATGTAACCATACACCAAATCCTAAATCAATATCGACATCTACTGTATCTCCATCGATAATTTTAATTATTTTACATCTATATTGATACATATTTTCTCCTACGCACTATCTATTGCGTCAAATATTGAGGTTGTAAATCCAAAGTCGCTATCAGCTAATCCAATAGTACTTAAAGGATTCGGATCTATTCTTATTTTTTGCATATATAAATCACTATCAGCTAATCCAGAACCAATACTATATAGATCTGCATCAGCTCTACGAATAACAGACTTATTAGCTATTGAACCATAGAAATTTACTTTCATTTCAAAATCTAATGTATATACTATTGTCCTCCTAGCATCTTGTGATCCTTCAAAATCATCTGAAAATGATAATGCTTGAATAATGATTGGTATATCTTCTTTAAACGCAGGATACTCTGTTTTAAATGGAAATATTGATAATGTATACTGAGGATTAAATGTTGGCAAGATTTGTTCAACTATTTGTAAAGCATCATCTTGAGTTTTAGAATAGACATTTAATTGAAAAGTAATCGCATAAGGAACTGGCGAATAAAATTGTTGTCTATTTAAAGAAGAAGAACCTAAAGTATTAAAGTTGCTTACTTTTGTTAATTGTCTAGTATTATCATAAGTAAATGCAACTATTTCAAATGACATTCTAGGTAATGCTAAAGCAATTTTTGTATCATTAACTAGATCTGGATTTTCTTTTATTCTTTCTAAATATTTAGATTTAGGAGCATAAGATAATGGTACACGTACTTGACTTGTAGATTTTGTGCCAGATTTTCTTACCACATACAAATTATTAAAGAGCGAACCAAATATTGCAACACTCTTTCTTATCTTTTCGTGATAGAAATGATCTCCAAACATAATTATCCCTTATATATTTTTTGTAAATGAGTTTCAAATGCTTCTACTTTAGCTAATCTATCAGGCCAAAGTATATATTCTTTTTCTGGATTCTTCTTTAAATTATTTAAGAGCGGTGTAATTGCGTTATATAAATCATCTAATTTAGATTTAGTTTTGTCTGCTGTTGTAGCTACTGTATCTGCTTTTTTAGTAGCAGTTTGTACAGCTTCTAATTCAGTTTCATCAACAGCAGTAAAGCCAAAATCAAAAATATCATTAGTCATTAGGATCTCCAAATGGGTTATCTTCGCTAAAATCTAAGAAATCAGCGCCGAATGTATCAAAATCTGCATTTTGTTCATTTTTAGTTTGTTTCATATCTTCAGTTACAACTGTAATTGCATGAGTAGAAGGCGAATCAAGAGATGGCCAATATGGATAATAAATTACATTTCCAGCGGTAAACTCATGATACTTACCATCATCAGCAGATAAATGAACTACATGTAATTCTAAATTATCTTTATCCCATTTAGAAATTTCTGCTTCAATAACCGTAGTTGCTAGAGTTTGTTTGATGTGGTGTCCAATTTTGAAATCTGTAGATGCATCAGCTGCAGTCATTTGCAACTTATAAGTCATAGCAAAATCTGTCTCAATACTATCAACACCTTTAACTCCAGTGTCAAGATCTTCATCATTGTATTCGAAGAGTTGACATCTCATTTTATAAAGAGGAAGATTTCTTAATTGATAGAATGGTTGCTCATGTTCTACATGCATGATTTGAAATAAAGATTTTGACATAGGTACATATATTAAATCGCCTTCAAGAGGTCGAATAGCGGTAACTTCAGAATCTTGTCTTTTAACTTGTTGGGTCCATCTTCTTCGAGATACTATAAAGGTAGCTTCATCTCTTATTTCAACTCCGAATCTTGTGAATAGATCTCCTTCACCGTCAAATCCTTCGGTGTTTTCTATATACATTTCTATTTTATGAGATGAATTAAACCGCGCAGGTATTTCGTCACCAAGAATACGTTCTTCGCCTATTAAATCTCTTGGAATATAATACAAATCTTCGCCATAAATCTTTAAAGATTCTATAACAATATCTTCATATAAGTTTTGTTCAGACTTATTTTGTTCTGCGAAATAAAAATTTCTCATATTAACCTACATAAAAATCTGGGGGTAATTCTTGTTCTAGTCGTATCTTTTCTCTTAATTGATCAATTTCAGTTTTGGCATCATCATAAATTTGTCTTCCATTAAGAGTTACTCCTCCTGGTAATTGCATACCTTCAAACTTTATAAGATTTTGACCCCATTGTTCTTTAATTAATGCAGTTGTATATTCTTTTAACCACATATCATTATAGACTGATGTGTGTGTATCTGGATCTATTGTTTGATAAACTTCAGCTACAATGTAATCGTTTTCTTTAATATCTTTATTATGAAATTCACCATGGATATAAAGTCTATTCATTTTTCGTACAAATGTAACTTGAGGAGTACCATTTAATTGCATATCTAACGTAGACAAATATTGTTGTAATTGTTCATAATACGCTAAGTCTCCTGCAAAGTTTTGTAAATCAGCAATATTATTTAACATCATTTGATACTTAATATCAAAGAAGTTATGTGAATAACCAAATGCACTTGCTATAGGAAATAATCTAGAAACAAATTGAATAGTTGAAGCTAATGTAATATATTCGTTAGCAACATCGGTACCAGTTACTAGATGTTTTAAATAAGTTCTATGAGTTGCATCTGAATGAAACTCTTGGTAATATTGTAAGGCTTCATCTACTCGGTCAGAAACTTGATCATCATCAACGTTTATTTCAATGACTGGATCACCGAGTCTTCTTTTACAATGTTCTATTAGTGTATCTCTAGATGTTGGTGCTGCCATAGAAATTCTCCAATTTTTTTAATACTTCTAAGACTATTTATATAATTCTTTCCTTACAAAATGATAATCTGCATCAGCACCATTATCACAAAATTTTTCAACTAAAACAAATCCAACTTCTTCCATAAACTCTTTAACTTGGGAAAACTGTGGTGCACCTTCATTGTATTCAACTGTTTGAGCTTCTAAAAATATATGTTTTACATGCTTTAAAGTTTCAGTGGCACCTTTTAAAATATCAAGTTCTGCACCTTGAACATCTATTTTAATTAAATCTGGTTGCGGAAATTGTGTTGCCTTAATTGTTTCATCAAGAGTAATTGTTCCCATTGTTCTCATATCTTTTTCATACATAGCTTTATTATCTTTTTCTGGATAATAACTACCACCACCTGGGTGCTCTAAGTTTGTATAAAAAGTTCTTCTTATAGGTTTATCACTTAAAAGGCCTATTGCATATTTCATATCGTACGCTTCATATATGTCTTTATATTCTTCAAGCGCATCGAAAGCATAAAATTGAGCATCACCCCATATTTGTCTAGCCACTTTTGTCCAATGTAAAACACTAGCACCAATATCAAATATAATCTTTGGTTTCCAATTCCATCTTGCTTCAAAATCTCTCATATAATTTTCATGAAATACTGGGAGTAAATTCATATTAGAAAGTTGTGCTAATCTTTCATGAATATTTTCTGCTTTTTTATATGCTAATTCAGGTGTAAATATTTTTTCACCTTTATGACCACATACTACAGATGAATCAACCCATATACTAAAACCTTTTTCTCTTGCTTTATTACAAAAGTAAGTATCTTCTGAATATGTGTATGCATGATCTATAGCAGATTTATATAAAAAATGAGGATATTCCATTTCATTAAAAACATTACCTTTAATTAAAACACAACCAAATCCACATGCTTCTATTGGACTTATACCAATTGGCACTTCTTTCATATTAGTTTGATTACCATTAACTGATTCATATAATTCTAATATTTGTTCATCATGTTTTCTTTGCATATACACGCCTGATATTATATCTTTATCAGCATTATACAAATTCATTAATGAATCTTCTGGCAATATAATATCACTATCGACACAAAATACATAATCGTATCTTTTTCCCCAGTCAGCTATAAGATTTCTTATTTGATCTATTTGGTATCCATGAAAGAATTGAAAAAAAGTTTTAACTCCATCTGGAACTTTTAAATCATATATTGATTTGAAAGTCTCAGGCTCAATACCTTTATTAGTAGGAATAGCAATTAATATTTGTTTCATTTGATTTTCTTCTTTTGTTTGAAAAGAACTATAAGCATTTTCGTTTTGTTCTTTTGCATTAACTTTATAATCGTTTAAAGGGTTTATATCATTATATAAACACATTATTTCTTTTACTGCTTTAATATTAGTATGGTGGGGAACTGCTTCTATAAGTTCATAAAATAATGGAGCGTCAGCTCCACTCATCATAAAACCTTTTCCTCTTGTTTTATATGTTGATTGGTCTATATCTTTTCTGAGATCTCCTGAAAATGTTCTTAAATGAGTATATGGTATTTTCCAATTGAAATGGTGTTTTCTATATGTTTTCTCTATTTTTACTTTTTCAGGATAATCTTGAGCAATAAGAGGAATATTATCAACCATGCTCCAACAAGAGCCGTAAGTAAATTTAATTCCTTCATGATATAGTTGATTATAATATTTAAATATTGTATTATTATATGTTAAAAAGTCATCACCATCAAGAAGCATAATAATATCTTCATCATCACATAAATTTAAAGCATTTAATTGATTGGCTATGCAACCAAATCTTTCCTCATTACGAATGACATGTCTATTTGAATTGTGAGGTAATTCAATTATATTATCAGAACAATCATCTATAACAATATGAAAGTAATTAGTATAATCTTGTTGATCAATAGAAAGACAATGATCAACAATATAATCATCTGCATTTCTATAAGGAGAAATAATAACTATTCTTTTTTCTGGATAATGAGTTCTATATTCATCTATAGTATTAAATCTTCTTCCATATATTCTTTTTACTTTATCATTAATTATAGAAACTTTTCTGTACTCTAATACTGGTAAATATTTTTTACATTTTTTATAAAAATGTTGTTTCCATTGTAATGCTACAGTATCCCAACTATAAATGTCATTAATTACATCACAATAATTTTGTTTTTGCTGTAATAGATAATCATCATTATACGCTTTTAAAGTTAGTTCAATAAATTTTTTAGTTTGATTATCTTTATTTACATGAGGAAATAAACTATTAGGTCGATTAGCATAATCTATTTTATAACATGCCATATCAATAGCTGTTTCTTCAAGAGCTCCAAAGTTACAGGTAATTACAGGCGTTTTATATAAAAGAGATTCTAATGTAGATATACCATAAGTTTCTGGAAACTCAGTAGGGTATAACATAAATCCGGCATTCGTTAATATTTCAGCTATTTCTTTTTGTTTAATAACACCAGTAAATGTTACATCTAATTCTTTTGGATATGTTTCAACATATTTTCTATGATCTTTCTCTTGTTCATCTGGTTCGGCACCTTCTCTAAATCTGTAAAATCCACCAATCACAGTTAAATGAGCTTGAGGTATATTCTTTTTAATTTCTGGCCAAATGTCTTGAAGTAAAGGATTAAGACCCTTTGTTACTGAAGCATTATAAACAAAATGATTTTTATCTTTCTCATTTAAATTTATTTCTTTATTATATTTAACTTTAAGTTGCCCATCTTTAGTGTGTGCTTCTTTACTATATTTTACTGCTCCATTTCGAGTCATAAAAATTTTATTTTTTAAAACTTCAAAATTTCTTTTTTGGCCATGCTCACAATTTAAAACATATGATGTATGAAAATCAGATAAAGTAAAGAGCTCATCAATAACTCCTTGATTTAGCATATCTTCAATATGTTCATCACCTTCACAAAAAGTATCATGCATCCAAACAACTTTATGTTTAGCTTTAGTACATAATTCCGCGTATTGATTATTTTGAAAGAAAGGAAATACAGATCGAGATGATATTATTATATCATATTCTACGTCATTTGTAAACTGGCTATGATCAATAAATTTTACATTGTCATAGATACCTGGATTTGCTTCTGAATCTATACAATTATTATAAACAGTAACGTCAAATTCAAGTTTAGATAATTCTTTTGACATTAAAATAACAGCAGATTCAGATCCTCCTAATCCACGTTTATCTAATGTAGTTCCATCATAAGTTAGACCTAAAAGATCTATAATCGCTATTTTCATCATGTAGTTATATATTAATCCTTTTTAATAATAGCTTTCTCTGTAGGAGTAGGAATACAATAAGACACACCATTAAAATCCGGAACATTCATTAATGCATGACTAACATTATGAGCAGCTTCTGCACATTTATAATAATCAAAATAAACCATTTTTCTAGATGCGTCTAAATCTTTACCACTACCATCTTCTATTACTAACGTCCATAATAATACCATTCCCCACAATGTTTTCATATATTATCTATACATCTGCCGTATTAGTTGATGGATAAGATCTTCCACCGCCCCATATTATTCGTAGTCCACCAGATCCACCGTAATGACCATAAGCGCCAGTATCATCTTCAATTCCACCTCCTCCGGATCCAAATAATCCAAATCCACCCCATGAATTATAACTTGATTGCACTGGTAGACGTTGAAATCCTACACCACTAGCCGGCCCTAATCTAGACCCTTGTTTAGATAAGGCAGTTCCATAAGCGGTACCACTTGCTCCTTCACCGTATAATCCTGTTCCACCACCACATTGCACCTCATATGTTGATGAATAACCATTATTATTAGCTCCTCCAGCTCCTCCGCCTCCGGAGCCATTGTTGTTTTGTGAACCTCCGTTGCCAGAATAACCGCCAGCACCTCCACCGCCAGATCCGGCTCCATTATTTGTTGCAGAACCTCCTTGCCCACCGGACCCACCGCCATC